CGAGGCCAAGGCCGCGATGCTGCAGTTCGGCCAGGCCCTGGGCTCGGGCAAGCTGGCGGGCGACGAGCTGCGTTCTCTGATGGAGACCGCGCCCTACCTCATGCGCCAGCTCGCCGACGGCATCGGCGTGCCGGTAGGCGCGCTGAAGAAGCTGGGCGAGGAAGGAAAGCTCACGGCCGACGTCGTCGTGAACGCGCTGACCAAGGCGGCGGCCAAAATCGACGAGGACTTCAAGAAGTTCCCGCAGACCATCGAGGCGGCCATGGTCGTCGCGGCCGACGCCGCGGGGCTGGCCGTGCTCAAGCTCGACGCGCTGACCGGCAGCAGCGCGGCGCTCACCGGTGTCACGAAGGGCCTGGGCGAGGTGCTCGACAAGGTGGCCGACCAGCTCGGCGCCATGAACACCGAAGCGGGAAATCTGGAGCGCAATGCGGCGGTGCGCACCTGGGCGGACGCCAGCCGCACCGCGCTGTCCTACCTCGCCGACGCTGCCGACGTGGTCTGGCAGACCCTGAGCGTGCTCGGCCGGAACGTGGCATTCGTGTTCCAGGGCATCGGCACCGAGATCGGCGGCATCGGCGCCCAGGTCAAGGCGGTGATGAACGGCGACTTCGCCGGCGCCAAGGCCATCGGCGACGAGATGAAGGCGGACGCCGCGCGCCGTCGGGCCGAGCTGGACGCAGCCGACGCGCGCACGCTGGGCCGCGCGAAGCTGATGGGCCAGGCGATGCGCGAGGCTTGGCAGCAGGGCGCCGGCGGCGGCCGCGGCTTCGTCAACCCCACGGCGGCGCCTTCCAAGTTGAAGCCTCCGACGCCGGATCCCGGCAAGCCGAAGACGGGCGAGAAGTTCGACGCCGGAGCCTACCTCGCCGGCCTGGAGAAGAGCACGCTCGACGGCCTGGAGCGTGTCGACGCGATCGAGCGCGAGGCCCTGCGCAAGAACGCCGCGCTGCTGGCCGAGAAGAAGATCACCGCCGAGCAGGCGGCCAAGGCCATCACGCTGATCGAGGCGAACGCCGCCAAGGACCGGCGCGACATCCAGCTGCAGTTCGCCGAGGACATGCGCCAGGCCTACGAGGAAAGCGGGAAGGATGAGCTCGCCGCCCGGCAGAAGCTGCAGGAGCAGCAGCGCGCCGGCCAGGCGCTGGCCGCCGGTGCCATCGCGGGCGCCCAGGATCCGGTCACGCAGCTGCAGCTCGAGCTGCAGGCCAAGTCCGACGCACTGGCCAAGGCCGCCGCGCTGGACATGGAGAACCTGACGCTCTACGCCGAGGCGCGGGTCGCGCTTGAGCAGGAGACCGCGGCGCGGATCGCCGAGATCCGCCAGCGTCAGGTCGACCTGCAGGCGCAGAACAACATGATGTCGCTGTCGCTGATGAGTGACCTTGCCGGCCAGGCCTATTCGATCCTCGAAAAGCAGGGCCGAGAGCAAACCGCGCTCGGCAAGGCGCTGTTCCTGGCGCAGAAGGCCATCGCGGTGGCCGAGATCCTGATCAACACCGAGGTCGCCGCGGCCAAGGCTCAGGGCCAGCTCGGCGTGTTCGGCATCCCACTGGCCACGATGATCCGCGCTACCGGCTACGCCAGTGCCGGCATGGTGGCGGGCATGGCGATCGGCGAGGTCGCCGGCAAACGCCAGTACGGTGGCCCGGTCAGCAGCGGCAACCTGTACCGGGTCAACGAGACCGGCCGGCCGGAGATGTTCACCGCCTCGAACGGCAGCCAGTACATGATGCCGACGGCCTCCGGCAAGGTCACGGCGGCCGACAAGGTCGGCGGCGGCACCGTGGTGCAGCTGCAGGTCGTGAACCAGCACCCGACGGCCCAGGTCAGCCAGCGCAGCGGGCCTGACGGCCAGCCGCAGCTGGTGATCAGCGAGATCGCCCGCCAGATCCGGGAGAACGAAGGCCCCATCTGGGCGGCGATGCGCGGCGGCACCAACATCCGCGGGGCGCTCTGATGGCAGCCGCCTACCCGCTCGACCTCGCCACCGTGCTGCAGGCAAGCAAGGCCCGCACGCAGCCGGCCGCGTTTCGCATGCTGCGCCCGCGCCGCGGCATGCCCTACGCCCAGGCCATCGGCACGCTGGCCCCGGCGATCTACTCGGTCCAGTTCCGGTTCGGCCCCGGCGACGCCGTGCGCTTCGCCCTGTGGTTCACGCTGACGCTCGACCGCGGCCGCCTGCCGTTCGTCCTGCCGATCCGCACCGAGACCGGCGCGGTCGACCACGAGTGCCAGTTCCTGCCCGACGGCCTCGCCGAACCGGTGGAGGAGGGCGGCACCACCCTCTACAGCGCCACCATGATGGCCGCACCGGTGGAGGCCTGACGCCATGCCTGTCGCCTACCCGTCAGGCCTGCCGCTGGTGCTGCGCGCGTCGAAGCGCCGCAGCCAGGCCGCCCCCTTCGTGGCCACAGACCCGCGCGCCGGTGCGCTGCAGACCGAGGCCAGCGGGCCCGATACGCCGGTCGTGTGGCGCGTCGAGTTCCGGTTCTCCAGTTCGGCCAGCGCCGCCACGTTCCGGGCCTGGTTCGAAGACGACCTGCAGCGCGGACTGTTGCCCTTCACGATGCCGATCCGCACCGAGTTCGGCCTGGTCACCCACACCTGCCGCTTCAGCCCAGAGGGCCTGCTGGACGCCCGCCATGTCGGCGGCGTCTGGACCTACAGCGCCGAGATCATGGCCCGGGCCCAGGTGATTCCCGACGCCTACCGTGAGGCGGCCGACATGATCGTGGGCCTGCCGGGCTGGGACGCCTGGGCCGAGTTCCTGGACCGCGCCATCGCCGAGATGCCCGAGGGGACCTGACCATGGACAAGGCCGAATACTGGACGACGAAGAGCCCGCTGGCCGAGTACCGGGCCGTGACCTTCGAGCACCCGGCGTTCGATGCGCCGTTCCGCCTGGTGGCCGACCAGTTCGCACCGGTCACGCTGGGCGGCCAGGTGTTCACGCCGGCGCCGATGACGATCAAGCCCCCGGACCAGACCGGCGAGGCCACGCCGCGGCTGCAGATCGCCTTCCCGCGCTACGTCGTCGGCCGCCAGTTCAAGCGGCAGCTCGGCCTGATCCGGGCCGCGGGGTCGCGCGCGCCCATCGAGGTGACATTCGAGGTCTACCTCGGCGGCAACCTGAGCACGCCAGCGGTGAGCTGGCGCTTCTACGCGGCGGACCCCGGCGGCGTGACCTTCACGGCCACCGCGGTCCAGGTCAACGCCACCGACGACAACCCGATGCGGCGCAACGTCGCCGAGATCTACGACCCGTCGGTTTTCACCGGGCTGGAGCTGATTTAAGCCCCCTGCGCTCCCTACCATGCCCGCGGGTGACGAAGCTCCTGACACCCCAAGCATTCGCGGCCCGCGCGGTCGGCATCCCCTGGGTCAAATGGCGATCCGACTGGTCCGGGTGTGACTGTTTCGGATTGCTGGTGCTGTGGCATCGCGAGGTGCTCGGCGTTGACCTCGGCGCCGTGCCGGAGACCGACATCGCCACCGGCTTCGCGCAGGCCTCGGGCTGGGTGGAGTGCGGCGGCCCTGAGGCCGGTGCGACCTGCTTCATGAGCTGGCGCGACGGTGCGCCCGGCCACTGCGGGGTCCTGCTGTCGCCCAGCGAGGTGCTGCACGCCGAGGGCAACGACCGGACGCCGCGCAGCGTGCGCGTGTCAACGCTGCGGGCCGTGGCCACCGTCTACGGCGCCATGCGCTTCTACCGCTACCAGGGCGCCGTATGCTGACGCTGATCAACGACCCCGCCGGCATCAGCGGCCGGCAGAGCTTCGCATGGGACCGCGGCGCCACTATCCAGGCCAACATTGAGCGCCGCCTGGCTTCGGGCTTCGGCTGCCGCGTGCTGATCAACGGCATCGAGGTCGACCCGGTGACCGACCCGGCGATGGACAGACTGCCGACCGAGGCCGACACCGTCGTGGTGCAGCGCCGGCCGGAGGGATTCGACCCGTTCACCTGGGTGCTGATCGCGGTCGCCGCGTCGGTTGCCGTCAGCTACGCGCTGATGCCGAAGATCAACGTCGGCGGCACGGCCGGCGGCAACGACAGCCCGAACAACCGGCTCACGGCGCAGAGCAACATCGCCCGGGCCTATCAGGCGATCCCCGACATCTACGGCTACCGGCGGGCCTGGCCGGACCTGATCCAGCCCAGCACCGTCGAGTACATCGGCAACGTCAAGTACGTGACCGAATGGCTGTGCGTGAGCCGCGGCAAGGGCACCATCAGCGACGTGCGCTACGCCGAGACACCGATCGGCGACATCGATGGCGCCAGCTTCGAGGCCTTCGAGCCGGTGCCTGTTGACGGGTACCCGGAGCTTGGTGAGACGACGCTGCTCGATGTGCTTGAGACGTTCGCATCAGACGATGTCAACGGCCAAGAACTCGACTACCCGACCCCGTTCGCGGTGGTTACCGCCTCGGGCGGGTTTGAGTGCGTTTCGACGGAGACGGAGTTCACCGTCACCATCCCAGACGGACCAGCACTTGCGCAGCTAAAGGGCCTGGCGCCGTCAGGAATCGCGCGCGTGGTCTTCGAGTTCGGGGCAGGACCCACATCGTTTGATGAAGAGTGCACGGTCCTTTCGTACCTGGTGAGCGGTGCGGACTGCACCTTCACCTTCAGCAATGCGGCCCCGTGGCCCACAAGCGAGACAGACCTCAGCGTCGCCTTCACGATCACACCCTACGGCACGACGCCGACGACGTTAGGTCCGTACACCCTGCCATTGAGCAGCGACCGCATCCGCTGGAACACGGTCTTCCTGCGCGGACTGAAGGGCTCCGTGGTGATCAAGGCCGAGTGGTGGAAGGTCGATGGATCGGGTGTTGAGATCAGCGGGACGCGCGAGGATGACATCTACACGTACACGGCCGACAGCTTCGACCAACAGTTCCGCACGACCGAAGTGACGCCAACCGCAGGCAGCGGCAGGTACCGGATCGAGTTCACGCGGCAGACCGCCCAGATCGGCGACCAAGGCACGGACGTGGCGAAGCTCGAAGAGGTCTATGCCGTCAGGTACTACCCCGAGAAGGTCTTGCCGGGCGTTACGGCGATCCGGGTGACCACCAAAGCCACGACCGAGGCCACCGGCTTCAGTGACCGCAAGTTCAACCTACGGTGGCTGCGCCACGTGCGCACGCTGACCAGCGAAACCCTCAGCAGCTCTCGCAACTTTGCGCGTGCGATGGCGCACATCTGGACGCTGGCCGGCAAGAGCATGGATCAGCTCGACACCGACAAGCTCGCGGCGATCAACGCCGAGTTCGGCGAAACCTCCGATCTGCTGCGATTCGACGCCAGCCTCGACGACAGGGACATGAGCCTCGGCGAACGCCTGCAACTGGCCGCCAATGCGGCGCGTTGCATCGTGTGGCGGGACGGCACGAAGTGGACGGTGACTCGCGATCAAGCCCGGGCCTACCCGGACATCCAGCTCGACTATCGCAATCTGGCGATGGACGGCGAGTCGACCATCAGCTACTCGGCGCACCTGCCAGCATCGAACGACGGCGTTGAACTCGAGTATGTCGACGAGACCACGCAGGCGAAGAAATCCTACGTCCGGCTGAACATCAGCAGCGGGTCCGTCGTCACCGGCACCAGCAGCAACCCGAAGAAGATCGTGCTGATCGGCTCCGCGACGCAAGCGCAGGCGGAGAACCGTGCCGAGCTGGAGGCCCGCCGGCTGCTGTACCAGCGCGTCAGCGTCTCAGACAAAGCGCTCGGCGATGCGGGCGTGATCGGGCCGGGAAGCCTCGTTCGGTGGATCGACCCCAACGACTTCGGCGGTGACGACGGGCTGCAGGCCGGCGAGGTCCTGGCCATCGACGACAGCACGATCACCACCAGCGAGCCGGTCGACTGGAAGGGCGAGACATCTGGCCGAATCCTGTTCACAGGTGTCGACGGCCAGCATCTCGGCGCCCCGGTGGTGTGCACGCCAGCCAGCGGCGGCCGCATCACCCTGGCCAGCGTGCCGGCAGGCCTGTACCTGGCCGATGACGACCGGCAGTGCGGCAGCCGCTACGCCTTCGCGGTCGGTCTCACGGAAGCCGAGGTCGAGGCAGCCGGCCTCTACACGGCGACCGCGTGCAAACCCGATGGAAATGGGGGTGCGTCCCTAGCATTTGCCGAGTACGACAGCAGACTCTACGAAGGCGACGAGTGACGATCCCCACCAGCAATCCCGTGCCGAGCAAGGCCCCGCAGGACCTGCTGTTCAATGCTGAGCTGTGGGACAGTTTGGTCAATGGTGATGCGCTGGTTGTCGTTGATCGGCTTGGG